TGGCATTTACTAAAATTGACGCTATCTATCTCAACACCGCCGTGACCTATGTTCAGGTTCCGACAAAGGTGACAACCCCCGATGGTGTCGAACACGATACCTTGAAGTGGGTCGAAGATGAGACGAGCGATAGCTACAAGGCTAAGGCGCACCTAGATAGTCTTGGCATCAAATACAACTGGCTCAATTACGCCAACCCTGAGCAGCATGTGGAGGTCTTCCCGCCCCTGAACAATTGGGTGTTTGAAGACGGTCTGCATACTTTCAACGAGTTTCCGTTCCTGTTTTACACCAAATGCGACGACGCACTGCCGCTTGAGCAGTGGCCGAAGGCTGTAATTATAGGGCTGAAAAACATTCAGTCGTCTAATATCGCTGAACTTTACGCCGTGGGGCGTCCATCAGGATCGACGAGTGGTGCCTAACAATGCCTCTGCCCCACCTCGGCTCGACTAGCGTTGGGTCCAGCAGCCAGACCTTCAACACTTCGGGGACATTTACTGTTCCGACTGGAGTGTACAGCGTTAATTTGTCTGGGCGTGGTGGAGCGGGCAATGCGGGCGGTGCCGGTAATCCCGGTACTGCTGGAAACGCTGGTAATCCGGGCAACAACGGCACGGGTGGTGCTGGCGGTGCAGGGGGTAATGCCGGTAATACGGGCGCAACAGGTAACTCAGGAAATCCCGGCAATAACGGCACGGGTGGCGCTGGCGGCCCACGGGGAAATGCAGGCAACCCCGGTGCGACAGGTAACTCAGGTAATCCCGGCACTAATGGCAACGGTGGCGCAGGTGGCGCACGCGGCAATGCAGGTAACCCCGGTGCGTCAGGTAACTCAGGTAATCCCGGCAGTAACGGCAACGGTGGCAACGGCGGCGGTGGCGGTGCGGGTGGTAACGGCGGCGGTGGCGGCATTTCTGGTGGCTGTGGCGGCGCTGGCGGTAACCCCGGAGGTAACGCAGGTTCTGCCTACTTTTTCCCAAATTCCGGTGGTAATCGCGGTAATGGTGGTTCTACTGGTGGTGGTGTAGGCGGTTTCGGTGGTAACGGTTTTCAATGTGGTTGCTGTAATTTTACCCCCGGCGGCGGTGGCGGCGGTGGTGGTGGTGGTGGGTCAGGCGGTAGCGGCGGTAATCCGGGTAATGCTGGCGCGAACGGAAATCCGGGTAATGCTGGTGGCGGCGGCAGCGGTGCTACAGGCGGTAGCGCAGGCTCTCCGGGTAACGCAGGGGCAAACGGGAATGCAGGAAACACAGGTGCCAATGGCAGTGGCGCTACGGCGGGTTCTGCGGGTAGCCCCGGAAATGCTGGTGCGAACGGAAATGCTGGTAACACAGGTGCTAACGGTACGGGCGCTACGGCTGGTTCTGCGGGCAGTCCGGGTAATGCTGGCGCAAATGGTAACGCAGGCACGGGCGCTGCAAACGGCAATGTCGGCAATCCCGGTAATACGGGGAACGCGACAACTTTTGGTAACATAGCGAACTTTGCTGGCGGCGCTGGCGGTAATGGCGGAACTGCTGGAACGGGTGCCAACGGCACTGGAGGTGCTGCGGGCAATCCGGGCGGCACCGGGAACCCCGGCAATCCCGGTAATAACGGTACTGGTGGCGCTGGTGGCGCAAGGGGTAATGCTGGCAATCCCGGCGCTACAGGCAATTCGGGCAATCCCGGCACCAATGGTAATGGCGGCGCTGGTGGCGCACGCGGCAATGCAGGTAACCCCGGTGCGACGGGTAACGCGGGCAATCCCGGTAGTAATGGTAACGGCGGTAACGGCGGCGGCGCGGGCGGTGCGGGTAATCCGGGCGCTGGAGGTAACCCCGGCGGCACAGGCGGCGGTGCTGGCGGTGGCGGCGGTGGTGGCGGATTTGGTGGTGGTGGCGGTTGCCCCGGTGGTGCGGGTAATAATTCAGGTGCTGGCAACGGCGGCGCAGGCGGTGGTTGCTATAGTAACGGCAGTCCCGGTAACGCTGGCAGCACTGGTGCAGGTGGCAATCCCGGCGGCGGCGGCAGCGGTGCTACTGGCGGCGGCGCGGGTAATCCGGGCAATGCTGGAGCAAACGGTAACGCAGGTACTACGGGCGCAAACGGCAACGGTGCGACTGGCGGTAGTGCAGGCTCTCCGGGCAACGCTGGGGCCAACGGCAATGCCGGTAATACCGGCGCTAATGGCACTGGTGCAAATGCTGGTGCGGCTGGTAGTCCCGGTAATGCCGGGGCTAACGGTAATGCAGGTACTACCGGCTCGGCGGGTACAGGCGCAACTTCTGGTAACGCAGGGTCTTTCAACGCTGGCGGCGCTGGCAATTCTGGTTCTGTAGCCCCCACAAGTAACACCACCGCATCTCAGGTTTATCCCTTCCAACAAATCTCCGTCACCGTAGGATCGGGTGGTGGTTCTGGTACAATTACGGTAACGTGGTAGACGAGAGCAGGCGCAGGGCCGTTATGTCGGCCTTCGACCGGCTTCCTCAGTATCAAAGGGATTGGATAAATAACAACGAGAAGTTGAACCTTCACGACGACCATATACTTATGGGCGAGCGCGAGGTTTCTAGGTGCATACTGGCTGTTAAGGGCGGTCAGATATATTACAAGCGGGGAAATGGTCAGAACTAATGTTTAAGAGCGCGTTTAAAAACGACGAGATTGAGTTCCTATGCGCCGAGGAGGACTATGGGATAATTCCAACTCCGTATCCTTCCAAGAAGAACATTCCAGACTGGTTCAAGGCTTTGCCTATGAAGCTGGGAAATCAAGGTCTTCAAACATCAACCATAAAAAGATGCAATCCATTTCTTGATGCCCTTTCCGTTGGCTACATTATACCACTGGCCGCTGACGTTGAGTTTGTATCCAACAGCGATGGATCAGGCGTAGATTTTAAGTGGATGTTCCACAAGAATATGGTGGAAACGCACAACCCTAAACAAATTTCTTCCGAGAAATGTCCGAACCCTTCGGACCCGCGCCCACCCATGAAGTTCCTCAACTGGTGGATGATTAAGACGCCGCCGGAATACTCGTTGCTATTCCTGCCGCCACTCAACCGGGTCGAGGACAGATTTGTCTGTTACTCTGGCATCGTGGATTACCCGTACTTCCAGTATGAATACGTCAACTTTCCCTTCATCTTTACGAAGAACAACTTTAGGGGCGTTATAGAAGCCGGGACACCCTTGATGCAGGTAATACCGATCCGAAAGGACAGCCTGCTCCCGACTCATAGGTGCCGTCAGGTTTCAGAAGAGGACAAGAAGAACACTGGCTGGATGCGTAAGATGAAGACGCTCGTCAACCAGTCCGTGTACCGCAACCACATCCATAGGAAACTGTGATGTCGAACTATGTGTTTGCGCCGCCGCCGCCAACTGAAGCTGAGAACAACGTGTTTGCCACTTGGGAGAACGGTTTTTCTAAGGAAGAGTTGGACAGGATTTCGGCGTATTGTGACCAGAACTTACCTCTATCTAGGTCCATAATAAGTGGTGGCGGGACTGCCCCTGAGTGGCGTCAATCGCGCACTGGCTGGGTCACTAACAACAACGATACGGCTTGGTTCTACGATAAAATGGCCTTCATAACCCGTAAGATCAATTCAATCTTTTACCGCTTTGATCTGTACGGGTTCGTGGAGGATATGCAGTACACGGTCTACGGCAGTGGCGGCGACCACTATGACTGGCACATCGACGCTGGCGGGGATAATACCTGTCCGCGCAAACTAAGCCTGTCACTGCAACTTTCTGACCCCAGTGAATATGAGGGTGGGAAATTAGAATTTATGAACGGAAAAGACGTTACGGTTGCCAATAGAGAGCGCGGCTTGGTCGTAGCTTTTCCAGCCTACAGGCTTCACAGGGTTACTCCAGTCACCAAGGGTGTACGCAAGTCCATAGTTGTGTGGACCACCGGCCCTCAGTTTAGATGATTGCCATGACAGACACGCTAGAGCAGTGGCAATACTTTGTTTCGCCAATATACAGCATAGAAAAGCCTGAGTTTCTGACCGACGTTCTTGCTGCCAGTAATGACGTTCTGCGCCAAGTCCGCAAAGAAAAGAAGCCTGACGATATATACCCAGTTACTATGGGTGGGTTTAATAACGAGCCGCGCATAACTCCGTTCTGGGAGTACACCATCAACACAGGGTGGAACATTCTTAGGGAGCAGGGTTATGTGATGGAGGGGTTAGAAACCTACTTCACAGAGTTCTGGTGTCAGCAACACGACAAGTATTCGTCTATGGAGTATCACCTCCACGGTGACTGCAAGCTGGTTGCGTTCTACTTTTTGGAATGTCCCAAAGACTCACCGCGCTTGGTTATCCACGATCCAAGGCCCGGTAAGGTTATGTCTCCTCTGCGCGAGGCTGATGTAAATGTAGTTTCACCAGCATCCAGTGCAATTAACTTTACGCCAAAGCCGGGAACACTGATGTTTGCCAATGCGTGGCTACCTCACAGTTTCACGCGCAATTCGTCTGTTAAGCCTTTCAAGTTCATTCATATGAACATCGACACAAGGCCGTTTGCGACCCAAGTATGCTACCCGCCTACGGCTGAGATCGTGTGATGGCTCAGTTCCAAATACGGTTTAACAAGTCCCGTGGCTTGCCAAACCGTGGGACTATTGATCATGTTTGGCGCGTCTTCGAGGACGGCAAAGAGTACATATTTAAGAACATACAGATAAACGTCGATAGCTATGGGGCCAAGACCGGTGAGGATTGGAGCATATGCTGCGAGGGCGTACTAAAAATAGACAGAGAAACTTCCACCGGTAGGATTGAAAAATAATGCCAACAAGTTCCCAGAACGGAAAAGCGCACATAAAGCGGATTGTTGGTGCTTTAAAGCACGGCAGAATGTTGGATATTGGGTGCGGCGAAGGCACCTATGCCAAGCTATTCCCGGATGCTGATTGGACAGGGATTGAGGTCTGGGAGCCTTACGTTGAGGCTTATGGCCTAAAATCCCTGTACTCAAAGCTGATCATAGCCGATGCCCGGACGCATGTTTTTGAGCCTGAAGACAGGTTTGACATAGCGTTTGCTGGCGATGTTCTGGAGCATATGACCCAAGAGGAGGCCAAAGACCTTCTTGGTAGGCTGCGGCAGGTGGCGGATACCGTCATTGCGAGCATCCCGATTGGTTATTACCCGCAGGATGAATACGCCGGTAATCCCTATGAGCGCCATATTGTTGACAATTGGACGGACGCCCGCGTTAAGGAGGTGTTTGGAGACCCAAGCTGGTCGGCCATAGAGGGTGAGATCGGTGTATATGTCTGGGGCGTTATCAAAGAACTGCCCAGCATAGCAAAGCCTCTGAAGATCGCTGTCTATGCCATCAGTAAAAATGAGGAAGCGTTTGTTGAGAGGTTTTGCAATTCCGCAAAGGAGGCTGATTATGTGGTTATCGCTGACACGGGCAGTACGGATGGTACTGTCGCCGCTGCTAACGCCGCTGGCTGTATTGTTCATAACATTTGCATATCTCCTTGGCGGTTTGATCTTGCTCGCAATGCAGCTTTGGCGTTGGTTCCTGCTGATGCTGACATCTGCATATCGCTTGATTTGGACGAAATCCTAGAACCCGGTTGGCGGGAGGAAATGGAACGGGTGTGGACCGATAAGGTTACCCGGCTGCGCTATTTCTTCGACTGGGGCTGCGGGATCAAGTTTAAGTACGAGAAAATCCACGCCCGCAAAGGGTACATGTGGCACCACCCCTGTCACGAATATCCTATCCCAGACCCCCGGACGGCAGAAGTTTGGGCCGAAACTGACATGCTGATGGTCAGCCACCATCCCGACCCTCATAAGAGCCGGGGCCAGTACCTCGACCTTCTGGCGGTATCGGTCAAGGAAGACCCTCGCTGCCCGCGCAATGCTTTTTATTACGCCAGAGAACTGTCTTTTTATCGAAAATGGGACGAGGCAATTGCCGCCTGCAATAAATACTTGGCAATGCCGGAGGCTACATGGCCCAACGAGCGGTGTTATGCCTACCGGGTTTTGGGCCAATGTTATGAAGAAAAGGGCATGCAGTGGGAGGCCGAGGGGGCCTATCACAAGGCATGCGCTGAAGCGCCCAATACCCGCGAGCCTTGGTGCGCTTTATCCCTTTTAAAGTACCGCCAGAGCCAGTGGGCGGAATCTTACGCAGCGGCCATGCGGGCCTTATCAATTAAAGATAGGCAGCTAGTTTATACCTGTGACCCTGAGGTTTGGGGCTTCAAGCCCCATGACCTTGCCAGCATTGCGGCTTGGCACCTTGGGCTAAAAGAGGTCTCCATCGAGCAAGCAAAACTTGCGGTTGAGGCTGCTCCTGATAATCTGAGGCTTAAAGCTAACTTGGATTTTGTCATGGGTATAAAGGCAGAGGTATGAGCGAGGCATCTTCAGAAATATTTGACCGCCTCCGCAGTGTGGAGATCAAGCAGTCAACCCATGAGGCTGTTTGTGTGGAACGATATGGGAACCTTTTAAATGCTGCTGAAAAAATGGAAAAAAGCATAGAGGGAACCAATCGCCTTCTGATTGGTGGCGGCATCACTTTGATGTGCGGAATGGCCGGAATACTGGCAAAAATCGTATTTGGATAAGAACAAAAGAGGAACGTCATGTTTGAATTGTTAGGTGGTGGTATCTTCGGAAGCCTGCTTGGCGGCGTTTTCCGGCTTATCCCTGAAGTCCTTAAATCCTTCGATAAGAAGAACGAGCGTACCCACGAACTGTCCATGTTCGATAAGCAGTGCGACCTCGAAAAGACCCGTGGCGCTCAGAAGCTACAGGAGATCGGGGCGGAGCGGGATTCAGTCTTGGACACAGGGGCAATGGCAGCGTTCCAGAGCGCCATCCAGCAGCAGACCGATATGGTCAAGGCGGCTGGCGGTTGGGCGGCGTCCCTGTCCGCCTCTGTGCGCCCTGTGATGACCTACTACCTGCTGGTTTTTTACGGGATTGTCAAAATCTGCCTGATCTGGGATTCGATGCGCCTTGGCGCTCCCTTGGTCGATGTCATGCCTAAAATGTGGGGCGGCGACGATATGGCCCTGCTTTCCGGCGTGGTGAATTACTGGATTTTGGACAGGACGCTGGCAAAGCGCGGTATTTAATGAACCTCGATATAGCCATAGAGTTGGTGAAGCGGTTCGAGGGATTTAGGAACAAACCGTATCTTTGCCCTGCCGGAGTACCGACGATTGGCTATGGATCGACCCATTACGCTGACGGTCGAGCCGTCACTTTGGCTGATTTGCCCATGTCTAAAGAGGACGCCCATGCCCTGATGGAGGCAGAACTTCGGCACCGGTATTTGCCGAAGGTTATCCGGTACTGCCCAAATTTGGTCCAACACCCAAAAGCACTAAACGCCATTGTAGATTTCTGCTATAACCTTGGTGTCGGCAGGCTGCAAACCAGTACCTTGAGGAAAAAACTCAATGCTGGGGACTGGGAAGGGGCGCAGGAGCAGCTTAGAAAATGGGTCCGTGGCGGGGGTAAAATCCTGCCCGGACTCGTGGCTAGGCGCGAAGCAGAGGCGGCACTTCTGCCGGTCGGGTGACGTATGACTACAGGTTTAACTTATTCCCAGTATGTGACCCAGATCGCCACTATGGCGGTTGTGGAAGAGGCTGATCCGGCGTTTGTCGAAATCCTGCCGCAGATGATCACCTACGCCGAAAACCGTATGTGCCGCGATCTGGACTTTCTGTTCACATCAACGTCACTTACAGGATACGCCTGCACGGTCGGAAGCCGGTCGATCACTATACCGCAGGGTACAATTGTTGTCTCTGAGCAAATCAACATCATCACCCCTGCCGGGACATCTAACCCCGACTCTGGTACGCGCAACCCGTGCCTTCCGACCACCAAAGAGTTCCTAGACGCTGTATATGGCGCTTCGTCCTATACAGGCGTTCCGCAGTATTTTGTCCCGTTCAATGACAACCTGTTTCTGGTCGGACCGTACCCAGACGCTAACTACTCTGTTGAAATTGTTGGCACCTTCCGCCCTGCTAGCCTGTCGGTCAGCACCCCGACCACCTTTATCAGCTTGTATCTCCCTGACGTTATGATCATGGCGTCCATGATTTACGTCAGCGCGTACCAGCGCAACTTTGGTCGCCAGAGCGATGATCCGGCCATGGCCCAAAGTTATGAGGGCCAGTATCAGGCCCTTCTGAAGAGCGCCGCTGTTGAAGAGGCTAGGAAGAAGTTCGAGGCGTCCGGCTGGTCGTCCCAGTCCCCATCCCCCGTGGCTACCGCTTCCAGAGGCTAATAAATGCCACATGCCTCACTCAAACTCATTCCGGGTGTAAATCAGAACCGGACACCGGCCTTGAACGAGACTGCGATTTCTGAGTCGCAGCTTATCCGCTTTGTGCCTGACTCTCAGGGCCTTGGCCTGCCTCAGAAGTTGGGTGGCTGGACTAAGTATTTTGCCAATACCATTAGCAGCGTTATCCGGTGCCTCTGGGCATGGACAGACTCTAACAACGAGAAATATCTGGCTATTGGCGCAATTGATTTACTTGAAACGCTGTCAGAAAATGTTCTCAGAGACATATCCCCACGGACTGAGGTTTACGATGTTGCCGTTGATGTTGATACGGTATCTGGAAGCGACCAAGTAACTATCAACATTACCGGTAGCAACGCCACATCTTACGACAGCGTTTTTATCAAAACGCAGATAAGCGTCGGCGGTCTCGTCCTGTTCGGGATGTACAAGTGCTTTGCAATTGGCGCTAACTCGTTCAACATTTACGCAACTGACGTACTGGGCCAACCAGCTTATGCTACTGCCACCGTTACCGGTGGTGGCGATGTACCAATTTACGACACAACCAACGGCTCTTCTGTTGTTGTAGTTACCCTTGCTGACAACGGTTTGGGTGTTGGAGACACGTTTACCGCGCTAATATCAACTACAGTTTCTGGGATTGTTATTTTTGGTAACTACCTAATTACAGAAATTAACGCGCCTAATGAATTTAGCATTCAGACATCGAGTGCAGCAACTGCGACCACCACCGCATCTATGAACGGCGGCGATGCTATATATGAGTTGTTCATTGGAGACGGCCCACTCCCCCTCGGCACTGGGTATGGTGTTGGGCCATATGGTGCCGGTGGATACGGAACCGGCGTCCCGCCAACGTCAAACCCCGGAACCGTTGTAGCGGCCACGGACTGGTCTCTGGACAACTGGGGAAGCATTCTTATTGCAAACCCTTTCGAGGGCGCAATTTACGAATGGAACCCACTTGTTAATTCCACCGTTGCGGCTGTCATTACAAACGCTCCGACAAACAACACCGGGACCTTTGTGGCTATGCCACAGCGCCAAATCATTGCTTACGGGTCAACCTTCAACGGCATAATTGACAATTTACTGGTTCGCTGGTGCGACGTTGAAAACTACGAAGATTGGATTGGCTCTGTAACCAATCAAGCAGGTTCTTACCGCATCCCGCGCGGGTCGCGCATCGTAGGCGGTATACAGGCTCCGCAACAGGGCCTGCTTTGGACCGATACGGCTTGCTGGTCCATGCAGTATATCGGCCAGCCATACGTCTACAGCTTTAACGAGATTGGCACCGGCTGCGGTTTAATTGCACAAAAAGCTGCCGGTACGCTTAACGGCGTTGTTTACTGGATGGGTCCGTCGCAGTTCTACATGCTTGCGGGTAATGGCGTTGAGCCAATTTATTGCCCTGTGTGGGACGTAATCTTCCAAGACATTGACTTGACCAACGTCAGCAAGATCAGGTTTGCCGCTAATTCCCTGTTTAACGAAGTGGCATGGTACTACCCAATTACCAGCAGCGGCGGCGAAGTTGCAAAGTACGTTAAGTACAATGCTGGCCTGCGCCAGTGGGACTTTGGAACTCTGGGCCGGACGGCATGGCTTAATCAGTCCGTCCTTGGAAACCCAATCGGGGCCAGCCCGGAGCGTTATATATACCAGCACGAAACTTCGCCTAACGATGACGGTCAACCAATGCTGTCCAGCTTTCAGACTGGCTACTTTGCCCTGAGTGAGGCTGACGTAAAGACCTTCATTGATCAGGTCTGGCCCGACATGAAATGGGGCTATTACGGCGGATCGCAGAACGCAAACGTCCAGATTACGTTCTACTATACGGACTATGCCGGACAGACCCCTCTGGTGTCAGGGCCATTTACGGTCACCCAGTCCACGCAGTACGTCACCCCGCGCTTTAGGGGCAGGCTTGTTTCGATTGGTATTTCTAGCAGCGACATAGACTCATTCTGGCGTCTTGGGAATATTCGCTACCGCCTACAGCCTGATGGGAAGTTCTGATGGTCATCCCGTACAAGACTGGCAATCCATATTTGGACGCTAATTTTGCGGCGTCAGTCGGCCCTACGGGTCCCGGTGGTGCAACCGGTCCTACGGGTAGTGTCGGGCCAACAGGTCCTTCGGGTGGTCCTGTCGGCCCTACCGGTCCTACCGGGCCTTCAGGCACTGGTCCGACCGGCGCTACGGGTCCGACCGGCCCAACGGGTCCATAGGAGATTAAATGGCCTCTTTAGATGACATGCTGACAACGGCAAAGAACGTCGTGACCGCCATTAACGGCTTGGCGCAGACGTATCTGGCTGTTAACGGGGCGCGTATTTCACCCGATATAACCGCTGCAACGCTTATTAAAACCGGCTCTGGCCGAGTTGCGATGGTGAGCATCATTGTCGGCGGTAGCACTTCTGGCACCATTTACGACACCAACAATGCTGCGCTGACAAATAATCCGATCTTCACTATCCCGGACACGCCGGGGATCATTTTTATTAACCTGCCAGTCGTGAACGGTATTGTCGTGGTTCCCGGAACGGGCCAGACAGTCTCAGTTAGTTATTCGTGAGGAAGCCATGCCCCTGAAGCACGGGAAGTCCCAGAAGACAATTAGTACGAATATCAGCGAGATGGTTCACACCGGTCACCCGCAGGATCAGGCTGTTGCCGCCGCGCTAAATATTGCCCGCGAAGCTAATGCTCATGGCGGCATGCCGAAGATGGGAATTAAGAAGCCCAAAAAAAGCAAAATTCACGTTGGCCCAATTCATAGCCAAGTTGCCGGGAGGACCGACCACCTGAACATGCATGTTAAATCTGGGTCCTACGTCATCCCGGCAGACATCATTTCTGCGATGGGGGAGGGAAATACGATGGCTGGATTCCGAGTTGCCAAAAACATATTTTCTCAGCCGTTTTATGGGTCATCCAAAGCCGGTACTGGTCTCCCCTACACGGGCGGCGGTCTTCCTTACGGAGTTCCGTCTCCGGGTAAAGCCGAGGGTGGGGAGATAGATTCCGTACCAATTGTAGCCGCTGGTGGAGAATATGTTATTGACCCACAAGATGTGGTAAGAATTGGCAAGGGGTCAATGGATGACGGCCATAAAATTCTTGACCACTTTGTGGAAGGATTTCGTGCGCGGACTATCAAGACCCTGAAAAATCTACCCGGCCCCAAGAAGAACTAAGGCGGAACATGGAAGAACAAACCGAGATCAGAATTGGTACGGTTGATGATGTTCATGACATCATGGGTCAACTTTCCAATACTTATGAGGAGATGGGCTTTTCAAACATTAGCCCGGTCAAGGTATTGCAGGAAGTTTACGCCTCTCTGTCTTTGGATAGAGGAATTTTTGGGATCATTGGAAACCCCGGAGAAACAATTCAGGCCGGTGTTCTGCTCCGCATTGGTAAGCCGTGGTACTCTGACGATGATGTCGTGGAGGAGCGCGGAATCTTTGTGCATCCCGACTTCCGCAGCGGTCGCCTTGGTCTGGCCCGCAAGTTGTGTGATTTTTCCAAGAAATTTGCTGACGACATGGGTCTGCCGTTGATTGTCGGCATCCAAAGCACCAGCAAAATAGCACCTAAAATCCGGTTGTACGAACGCGCCTTTGGTGAGCAGAGGGGCGCTTTCTTCGTTTACAACATGAAAAAAGAACATTTGACGAGACAGGAACACTAGCATGTGCGGTGGATCAGCCCAGACAACACAACAAATTCAGATTCCGCCAGAGGTTTTGGCTCGCTACAATTCTGTCAACGCCCGCGCAGAAGACGTAGCTTCCAAGGGCTTCCAGCAGTACGGAACTGATCCTAGTGCGTTTGTTGCACCGCTTTCGGACACGCAGCAGGCTGGCGTTGCCAATGTAAATGCAGCGCAGAATATCGCGCAGCCGTATTTTCAGGGCGCTACTTCTCAGCTTATGGGGGCGCAGCAGAACGCACTGCCGTACTTTGATCAGGCCACCCAGTCCCTTTTGGGCGGTCAGCAGGCCGGTGTTGCCGGTACTCAGGGCGCATACCAGCCCATGCAGCAGGCCGCGCAATACGCCAAAGACCTTCAGGGCGGCGCGTTAAACCAATACCAGACCGCTTTACAGGTCGCGCAGCCCTACAATCAGGCCGCTGCCACAGGCATTGCCGGTGCCTATGCCGGGGCGCAGCCTTATCAAGGCGTGGCGACCGGACTTGCTGCTGCCGGTACTCAGGCTGTTAATGCTGGTCCGCTTGGTGGGGAGCAGATCAATCAGTACATGTCCCCGTATCTGAACAGCGTCGTCGGTTCGACTATGGCTAACCTGCGCCAGCAGCAGGGTCAGGAACAGTCTAGCCTTCTGGGTAACCAGATTGCTCAGGGTGCGTTTGGCGGTGATCGCGGTCGCATCGCGCAGGCTAATTTGGCCCGCCAGCAGAACTTGGCTACCGGCCAGACGGTCTCCGGTCTTATGAACCAAGGCTATGGTCAGGCTCTGGGTGCGGCCCAGCAGCAGCAGCAGCTTGGTTTGGGTGCCGCTCAGGCTAATCGCGCGGCCCTCCAGCAGGGTGCCAATCAGATGCTTGGTATCGGCCAGCAGGGCTACGGTCAGGGCATTGGCTCTGCACAGGCCATGGCTGGTCTCGGCCAGCAGCAATACGCCCAGCAGTCCGGCTTGGGCCAGAACCTTGCCCAATTGGGTCAGCAGGGCTTCGGTCAGGGTGCCGCTCAGACGGCACAGCAGGCGGCTCTGGCCCAGCAGTTGTACGGTATGGGCGCTGGCACGGCAGGCCAGTTGGCGGGCCTTGGACAGGGCATATACGGCATGGGGGCTGGAACGTCTCAGGCTCTTGCTGGCTTGGGTAGTCAGGCCCAGCAGAACGCCCTTGGTGCGGCGCAGGCCCAGCTTGGTGCCGGTACGCTTCAGCAGCAGACGGAACAGGCCGGTAAAAGCGCCCTGTACAACCAGTTCCTCCAAGAGCAGGGCTTCCCGTACCAGCAGGCACAGTTCCTCGCCAACATTGCGATGGGTACTGGTGCGCTGTCGGGTTCGACCACCCAGACCACTCAGCCTGCGGCGTTTATGGGCAGTCTGTCAGACAAACGCGCTAAGGATAACATTGAGCCGATTGGTAAGACTTTTGACGGTCAAAACATTGTCCGGTTTAAATATAAGAACGAACCGGGAACACGCATTGGTCTTATCGCGCAAGACGTTGAGAAGCATCATCCCGAAGCTGTCGGTTTGGCCGGTGGATACAAGACCGTTGACTACGAC